CCGCATTCCATTTCTTTTCAAACTCTCGCTTGAGCTGTGCCAGCTCTGGAGTACCCGGCTGGTATCGCTTGACGCCAGTGAATTGGCAAAGCTTTGCCCAGCTCAGATATTTGGTCTCGCCGTCTATTACAATTTCAAAATCAATCATATTGATCCCCTTTTAAATGCTGGCTACTGCCAGCTCAGATGTATTGATAGATGCCACTCGGCGAATGACATCGACTATAAATCTAGATGCGTCCTCTAGACCGCACGATTGTGAAGTCAACCCGTTGCCAGCCGAAGCTGAGACTACTCAGGTAGTCAGAGGGACTCTCGCCCCAATCTCAGGAGTCCGACCGTATACAGGGCCGTTCTGTTGACCGCGAACCCGGCACTGGTGAGAGGCATCTGTGCGCTTCAACCGTGGGGCCAATCCAATTTGGTGCGATCCAGCCAATCCGTTGGCTGTCAAACTGTGTGCGAACTATAACGACTATAAATATTATCAGGCAAGTCAAAATATTAAATTGTCACAATTTGGCACAACTTGTTTACTTTTTGATCAGGAATAAAAACCCCACCGTAGTGGGGCTTTCTGGATCGATCTGGACTTCAATTCAAGTCCAGCTGATCTCAACTGGGATTCTGGAAATCCCAGCTGGGATTCTGGATTAGGACAGTAATTCTATTATGTCCTGTATTTCCGATTCGCCGGTCAGGTGACCAATGGATTCGATTTCATCCTCGGTCAGATCCCGGCCAATGGCATCCTCAATCAGATGCTGCTGGTGCAGGTTCATACTGTTACCTCTCATAAGTAAGGGGTGATTAACTCCACTTCCTCATCGCTGAGGTCATGAAGCAGTGAATTGTTCCAGCGCAGAAATTTATAAATCTTTGCTGCTCTGGTCTTATTCGGGCGCTGCATAAAGTGATCAACAGCAGCCCGGAACTCCGCCTCTAATGCAATAGCCTCTGGCGGTCTAGGCGCTAATATCTTAATCATAGTGATTAACCTTTAAGTGAATGAATATTGCTTGCACTAGGTATGACGCATCACTTCCGGGTTTATTCCAAAGAATGTCAAAAATATTAAAAAAATATGTGATGTGTTGTAAGTGTCTGATTGTAAAGGATATTTAATTTATCGTGGGTGACATGACCCCTTTTTTCTGTCCTAAGTATTTGAAATATAAAGAGAATCAGTAAGTCATTGATATTAAAGGAAATCAACGATATCAACAAATTCGATGCAGAGTAAGGGGTCAATATAAAATCGCTTAGAGCGGCTCTGAGAGCCTCTGAAGACTATTGTTTAAATATTGATCAATGTTGGTTAAAATTCGATCAATCAATAAGTGGAGTGATTGACAATGGGCAAACCGAGATCAGGATTAACCGATAAGCAAAGGCTATTCGCTATGTGCGTAGGAAGCCGGGGCATGACGTATGCAGACGGCTACAGGGAAGCTTACGATTGTGAGGATATGTCTGCGGCAAGCATTAGAAGGGAGGCCAGTAAACTTATGGCAAACCCTGACATCACCTCTATGGTCAACAGGCTAATTGCTGCTAAGGAGGGGCAGATACAAGCCTCCTCACTCTCGGACAGAGAAAAAGTCCTGAGCAAGCTGCGTGGCTGGATGGAATGTGCTGAGGGCGCTGACGCTATGAAAATAAGGTCAGCCGAATTGCTAGGAAAGTCAGTCGGACTATTTAAAGATGTAGTAGAGCAAAAGAGTACGTCGAGCTCTGCTGAAGTTGAGGCAAAGCTGCAGGCCAAGCTTGAACAACTGTTAGCAAGTGAACAAGATCAGCCGAGTGAGACCAGTGATCTGCATTAGTCTATTGTGATACCTGACACCTTTAACATAAGTGACATGACCCTACTATAGTAATAGTACTGACCCCTTCTATATGTGTGACATGACCCTTCCATAATAATACACATGACACCTTCTATGTGTGCAACATGACCCCCTTAAATAATACACTTGACCCCCGTGACAGGTGTCACACTTTGATACCCCACCCCCCTGACAGCTAGGCCCCACAGCTATTACATATACATAGTGATCCACTCAAATAATTCCCTAGTTTTGACGCCACCCCACCCTAATTTCTGGGAATGCCTAATGAAATCAATAACTTGCATCGCGGTTGGTCAAATTTTGTACAGAAAAAGGGGTAGGAATCCTAGTACCCTCAAAAATTTTGCAAAAAAAAGTTGACCTTACCCTTGTCAATATGCAAAATATGTTAAAATTTCTTACAGTTGTGTCTAAGGATTACCCTTACTAAGGATTACCCTTAGCTAGGTAAACCTAGCATTACGCTAGGTAATCCTTATTTTTTTTTAGTAAAAAAAATAGAAGGGTAATCCTTACTAGGGTAATCCTTACTAGAGTAATCCTTGGGTCAAAGTAGCTATAGGTATAACTCTGGGTACAGGTATAGCTGTAACTAAGACTATAGCTATAAGTTGGAATTAGAGTAATCCTTACTAGGTTAATCCTTATGGCTGAAAAGAGTTCTATTACAAGAGTCGGGACATCTGAGCCTTTTGAGCTTCAGGTTGCCCGAGGTCAGATATCTTTTCACTACGCTCTGCATAAGTTTGGATTTAACCCGGACGTAGATGATGCCTTGGAGACAGTGTGGGCTGAGGGAGGGTTGTATTCCTATCTATCCGCCGCGACTGTTCTTAAGGTTTCCAGCTCTAGCACCGCCGACACATCAGCGGGTACTGGGGCTAGGACTGTTCAGCTATATGGGCTGGACGCCGACTATAACGAAATCAATGAGACCGTCACCCTTAACGGTCAGACCGCTGTTAACACTACCAATTCATTCTTGCGTATCAATCGTATGGTTGTTCGCACTGCCGGAACTGGTGGCACTAACGCAGGGGTTATCTATGCTGGCACTGGAACCGTCACAACCGGCGTTCCTGCAAACAAGTACGCCACCATAACGATAGGGGATGGTCAGACTTTGATGGCTTTGTGGACTGTGCCGGCGGGATTTACGCTGTACCTTTACCAGACTGATGTCACTGTAGCCACCACGCAGAACAACAAGTATGCCAAGATCTCGCTTGTTGCCCGGCCTCTTGGTGAGGTGTTTCAGGTTAAGGACTTACTCGTTAAGGCAGAGAGTCAGGCCACAATTGAATATGCTTTTCCTTTGAAGTTTGAAGAAAAGACTGACATTGAGTATCGATGCATAGGTGACTCATCAGGTGCTGATATAGCCATTTCTGCTGCAATTGATGGCGTTTATATAGCTAATTCGTGAACATTGATCAAAATTTAATCAGTTCTCTGGATAAGGCTTCTCCTGAAGATAAGGCTGAGATCCTTGCTCTGATCGAAGAGCTTGAGGAACTTAAGCAGGTTGAAGCTGCCCGTGGTGGGTTTATCGACTTTGTACGCACGATGTGGCCTTCCTTTATCGATGGTGAACACCATAAGATAATGGCTTCGGCCTTTGAGCGTATTGCTCGTGGCGAGTTGAAGCGGTTGATAGTGAATATGCCGCCTCGACACACCAAGAGCGAATTTGCCAGTTATATGCTCCCGTCTTGGTTTCTGGGGCAGTACCCAAATAAGAAAATAATACAAACCGCCCATACCGCCGAGTTATCTGTTGGTTTTGGTAGGCGGGTTCGTAACCTCGTGGATAGCGAGGATTTTAAGAAAGTTTTCCCAGAGCTGACTCTTAGGCCCGACTCCAAGGCTGCTGGGAGATGGAGTACCAGTGCCGGTGGTGAGTATTTTGCTATCGGTGTTGGTGGTGCTGTAACTGGTAAAGGTGCTGACCTGCTTATTATCGATGACCCCCACTCGGAGCAGGAAGGACAGAGTGCTGACCCCACTGTGTTCGACAGAACTTATGAATGGTACACATCCGGGCCTCGTCAGCGACTTCAACCGGGAGGCGCTATTGTTATCGTAATGACTCGATGGCATATGCGAGATCTGACCGGCAAGATACTCAAGTCTTCTTCTCAACGGGCTGGAACCGATGAGTGGGAAGTGATTGAGTTCCCTGCTCTGATGTATGAGAACACAGAGAAGGAGAAGTCATTGTGGCCTCAGTTCTGGTCGAAAAAGGAACTGGACGCCCTAAAAGCGGAACTGCCGCCTTCTAAGTGGAATGCACAGTATCAGCAGAACCCTACCGCAGAGGAGGGTGCGTTGGTCAAGAAGGAATGGTGGAAGATCTGGGAGAATGAAAGACCGCCTCCCTGCGAATTTGTGATTCAGTCTTGGGACACGGCGTTTCTTAAGACGCAGAGATCAGACTACTCAGCGTGTACAACGTGGGGCGTCTTCTATGCCCCGGACGATGAAGGCAAGACTAAACCCAACATAATCCTTCTTGATGCCTACAAGGAGCGTCTGGAGTTCCCAGAGCTTAAGCAGAAGGCATTTGAGATGTGGCAGACGATGCAGCCGGACGCTTTTATTGTGGAAGCCAAGGCCGCTGGAACCCCATTGATATTTGAGCTACGGGCAATGGGTATCCCCGTATCTGAGTATACCCCGTCCAGAGGTAACGACAAGATCGCTAGAGTTAACGCTGTGGCAGATTTGTTTGCTTCAGGCAACGTGTGGTGTCCAGATACTAGGTTTGCAGAGGAAGTGATGGATGAGTTCGCGGCTTTCCCGGTTGGCGAGCATGATGATTTGGTGGACTCCTCTACACAGGCACTACTGAGATTTCGTCAGGGCGGTTTCCTAAAACTGCATAGCGATGAAGAGGATGAGCCTTTCTATGGCGGAAAAGCCAGTTACTATTGATCTTGAAGAAGAAGAACAGAAGATCGAGACCGAGATTAGGGAATGGTCATCCAGCGTCATTGAGATGCCCAACCCTTACTTCAACAACATCCCTACCTGCCCCTATGCCAAGGCAGCGTGGGAGAAGGATCTCGTTAAGATAGTGTTCGATCATAACGGCAGAGATGAGCAGCTACTCAAGTTTATCTCTGGATATGATGATGACTATGACCTAGTGATCATTGTTGAGACCGACTATCCGGAAGATCAAGAGGGCTTTCATGATGCTATTGACGAAGTTAATAGTCTTATTAGCCAAGATGTCTGGGGCGATACGGACTTATGGGTGATGGGATTCCATCCCTTTGATGAGGATATTGACGTTCTAAACGGCGAGAACTTTGAACCTATCAGCGAATACAGCTATGGGTTAGTGTTTATCCAAAGGCTTTCTCTTCTCCAAGGGGCGGCTGACAAGCTTGAAGCTCAGGGTTACTACGATGTGTATAAAGGTAACACTGAGATAACTCGAATGTACGAAATCCGTAAAGACTATTACAGGAGGTTCCTTGATGAGAAAGAAAGGAATGAGAGCCGGTAAGAAAGTTATGGCGATGAAGGGTGGAAGATCCGCGCCAAAGAAGATGATGGGTGGCAAGAAAGTCCCCAAGGTCAAGAAGATGAAGGCTGGCGGTAAGTGCCGTGGTATGGGCGCTGCCACTAAAGGCGGA